CGACTGCCCAAGCTAAAATTGCTATTGGCAAACTTAAAATTATTAAAACTGCCTCGTCCTTCCAATCTGATTGACGTGCTTCTAACAGCTTTCCTTGGTAAGCTTCAGTTCCAGCGGCCATTTTTGATGCGTGCATTAACTGTGCATCTGACATAGCTATCTTAGTTCTCTGTTTGTTAGCGTAAATTTTACTACCCGCCGAAACGGCTAATTTAATTGCCGATAACCACATAGATTAGTACCACTTAGCCTTAACAGGTTTCTTGTCAGCTCTCATTCTTTTAGTTCCTCTAACTGTAACAGTTTGAGTCTCTTGTGGGTCAGTTGCTTCTATAGTAACTCCACCAGTTTGATAGCCGTCTTTACCTACACCTAGTTCTTTAGTGATTTTAACTTCTTTGTTCATAAACGTTGAACCTCTTTGCCAATCTTTATCCATAATTTTCTCCTTAATGATTTATTATACTTAATTTTTCTTAAAGTTTCTACCAAAATCGTTTCGTTTACTTTGGTCAGCCATTTGCTGTCTTTCTAAAGCAGCTTCGTTAGACATTACTTGTTTAGTTAGCGAAGTTTCAACTCTTAAATCAGCTAATTCTTCGTTTTGTTCTTGTTTATCTTCGAACTGTTGTTGGTTTTGCATAGCTTTCATAGTATCTAAGCTAATTCTGCCTTCATCATAAGATTTTTTCGCTTCATTTTGTCTAGCTTTGATGTCTAGTTCTCTAGATTTTAATTTAAGTAATGGATCACCACCTAACTCACTAATAATTTGTTCTTCTTCCTTCATATAGTCTTTAACCATTTCAGAAATTAGAATAGCTTTTCTAGAATTAATTTTATTGGTTAATTCAGTTGCTTGTTGAATCAGTTGTTGGTTCTGTGGTTGCTGTTGTAACATCTGTTGCATTTGTTGAGCTTGTTGTAGTTCTTCTTGGAACTCTAGTTGAACTTGCTCTTGTGCCATCAATGAGATTCTTTCCAGAATATTTTTTTGCAATGCACCCATAATGGATGGGTTGTTTTGTACCATATTAGATTGCATAAAATTTAGGTGAGAATCAATGTGAGCTTTGTGGTCTTGTCCTGGAAACGCTTGAAAAGGTTTCATACCCATTGCTGCAATCTCTTCAAGAGCTGGATCAATAGGTGTAGGTTGTTGCGGTGGAGGTAATATTGCATTAATATTTTTTACCCCGACCGCTTCATACATTTGTCTATACGCTTGGTATAGATCATGCATTTGAGGATTCGATTGCGCTAATTGTAATTCCATTTGCGCCATAGAAATTCTTTGAGTTTGTGAAAAGATGTTAGGATCTGCTACTGGTAACACATCTATCTTGTCATCAAAGTCTGTTGCTTTAACTTGTCTTGTAGCACCAGGAACATCATAAGGATACTCTGGTGGTAGATAAGTTTTAAATACTTCTGCTAATAATTTAAATTCTGATTTTAAACCAACGTATAATCTTTTGTGAATAGCTGACATAACCCGAGATCCACGTTCCAATAACGCAACTGTAGTACCCACGGCTGCTTGTTGGTTCATGTCGCCCACTTGTGCATCAGCAATGCTCGCGAATCGTTGGCCCGCTGAAACTACTACTCCCATTAATTGAAGTAATGTTTGGTCTGGTCCTTTAAATGGTAATTGCATAAACTGATCACGTATATTGCCTCCCGGAGCGTCGACATCTCTGAACTCACCAGGTTGTAAGGGTTGTGCATCATCTCTAATTCTAATTCCTCTAGTTTTAAAACCAGCAGGTAAGTTAGCTAAAGTTCCGGCATCAAGAAGTTGTCTTAGTGCTGAAGTTGCAGTTCTAGTTAAACCACCAATCATATGAATTAAACCAAAACCATAAAAACCTGTACCTGGTAAAAATTTAAATTGTACAAAGTATTTTATTTTTTTCATTAACTTATCATCTTGATTGTAATTTCTTCTAATAGATAAAATATCATTAGTAGATTCTAAAATAGTTACAATGTAAGGAAGTTTAATTCCTGTTGGCTCATCTTCTGGACTCATGTCTTCAAATCCTTCTAAATCTAAATCAACGTGCATTTCTAAAAGAGTAAATTGATCTTGATTACCATCTTTACTAATACCTTCTAATTTTAATTCAGCATCTTTAATTTCATTTTCTGTAACAGGGGGCTCACCAATTTCTACATCTTTATAAAAACCAGAAACTTGTTGTTTTCTAATTTCATTTTCTGACATTCTTAGAACATGAACAATTGCTTCTGCATCTTCTAATGAACTTGCAGAATAAGGAACAATTAAATCATCTGCCGGTACAAATTTAGATACTGCTCTTTGAAGCAAATCATCATAATAAATTTTCTTAAATGTTGATCCTGATAGTGGTAAATAAAAAAGCATTTGATCAAATTCAGGTTCGTACTCTGGCATTTGATCCATGATTTGATAATTCATAAAATCTTTTACTCTATGTGCTTGGTCTTGTTTTTCATTAGAGACATCACCTAAAATTTGTGTTCTAACAGGACCATCCGCTGGCAATAATTCTTTGTAGGCTTGCGCTTGAAATTGTGTAACTGCTTCTGCTAGTACTGGGTGATTAACACCTGAAGCATTTTTAAAAGGTTCAGTTCTTTGTTCATATTTAAATCCAAGTAATTTTAAACCGTCTCTGTAACTGTCTTCCCATTCACTACGAGATTGTTTATATTCTGTGTATTGATCAAAAAGAGTTGTACCTAACTCGGACAAATACTGTTCGTCCATTATTTCAGCTAAGTTTGAAAAATGATCGTCTGACTCTAATGTTCCGGCTGCGTTTGGATCAAAATTTATTTCTGCACCACCATCTTCATCCATTGTAACTTCAACATCTTCCGAAGATGTTTCTAGTTCTTCATTTGGAATTTGAATCTCTTGTTCTACAAAAGCTTCATCTTTAACTACTTCGTTGGATAATGTATCGTCTATTTCAGCCATATCTCTTTCCTGTTAATTAGTTCACACCTCTGGGTCAAACGATTTTATACCAAGAAAAGGCTCTAATGTAAAGCTTTGCTTAAGTTTGTTTCTTTCAGCTACTCTTTTAGCTTCTTCGGCTGCTCTTTCTTGAGCTACTCTGTCTTTTACCATTTCTGTATTTACAGATTGTAATCCTTGTCTATAAGGTTGAGAAAAATCTGTATCTAACAAAGTTTCATCTTGTGAAATTCTTTCATCTGTAACAGCTTGTCTTTCCAGAGAGTTCATTTTTAGTAAATCTTGAGCATCGCCCACAACCGAATTCAACATTAAAGGACTTGATAAAATTTCAGCCATTGTTTTACCTTCATCATACATTTGTTTCATAAAATATGCTTCTAAAGGTATTGCGGCAACTCCTAAAACTTTTCCAACAGATTTAGCTGCAGCCTTAATAGCTGACTTTGACATTTGTGGTGCTTCTGCTAATTGAGCTGGAAATGAACCAAGGGATATTGCTCTTGCTTTAATATCTGGTTGTAAATTTATTTTTGCTTTGTTTAAAAGCTCTATTAAAGGTTTAGCCTTACCTCTAGGTTGTTTTCCAATTTGTGCAACAATATCTGGTCCTAAAGATTTATAGTATTTATTAATTGCAGTTTTCTTTTTAGAATAAGTATCTGCTTTTCCAAAATCTGCAGTAAAACTTTTTCTTGAATATGCTTCATTTAAATTTTGATTTCCAAAAGTCATGTGAACTTTAAATGGATTTTTATTAAAACCTTCTATGTGTTGAATATTAAAAACACTTTTTCTCTGCCCTGGTTTTATTTTATATAGTTTATTTAATTCGGTTGTTATTCCCTCTTTATTTAAAAAAACTCTTTGTTCATATGTATTTTTAAAATTTTTAAATTCAGTTTCACCTGCTATTTTTTTTACATCATCAAACAAAGTGTTGTAAGTAAATTTGTTTCCTTTACTATCTTTTAAAACAATTTTTTTCATGTCCGCTGTATTATATTTTTTTTTTGCTTTTATAGGAGTTTCAAATGTAAAATATGGATCTCTATTTGCTGTTTCATAAGACCTACTAACTAAATCTTTCCATGCCATAGATTTTGCATCTCTTCTATTAACTGTAAATTTAGGTGAGTCTCCTCTTAATTTTTGATTACGCTTTCTTGCAGGTTCAAGAATTTTTTCTTCATACTCTAGTGGACTCATAGCTTTTGTTTTTGCTAGATTTTTTTCTGCTCTTATTTTAAGAAAATCAGGATCGTTAGCTTTTTTTAATTCAAACTCATAACGATTTTTTAATTTTGTAGGATTATTTTTTAACTTTAAATAGTCTTTTTCTCCTATAACAGATTTGTATTTTTCAGGAGTTAAAGTTCTATCTTGTATGGATCCTTTAATTACAAAATTTAATGGAAATTTTCCTTTTGACTTAGCTATGTCATACCTTCTACTAACACTAACATTACTAAACCTGTTTGCTTGTTTAGGATCCGGATAATATTTTGTTTCATTATTTAGATAATCGGCAAATTCTTTATGATTTAAATTTTTCTTTTGAAGTCTTAACTTTACAAATGTTTCTTCTGTTAAATTTGTTTTGTTAGTTTGTGTAGATCCACCGTCCGCGAAACTTTTTTTAAAAAGAATGTTAGCGTTATCTTTA